GGCTGGTTGGGTTGTTGTCCTTGCGGGTGAGGCAGGGAAAACCCTTGAATGGGCCTACGGTACGACCGCAGCAGCCGCGCTTATATATTTGGCCAGCGACCCCGTTATTGAAAAAATGCCTGATTTTTATTGCGGCAATGACGAAGCTTTAGCGGACATGAAAGCAAGAGCAAAGAAAGAAAAAGCAAGAGGCCAATAAAACACAATGCGTCACCGAATCCGCGCCTGATCCCTAAGAACGCTGTAATCATTCACAAAGCCGTTCAACGTGGGGCAGGTTTTGCCCTCCATTTCATCTGCGGCGGTGTTCCGCGTTTGTTGGCTGTACTCTGGAATGCTAAAACCGGAATTAGAACTGGGCTTTGCTGCGCAGCCGCTTAATAGTAAGAGTATCATCAGGGCGGTTATTTGCGATTTCATTTCTCTTCTCTCCAATTATGATTGTTTTTTTCAGCGCGGCAACCCTGCAGTTATTCGCCGCGTCCATGCGGCCCTTGACATACATCCCGCCCAGCGCCCCCGTAACGGCCAGAAACACAGCGAGTATCAACCACGGGTTGAAACCAAACATTTATACCCCCCATATCGGGTTTTTACCTAAACCTTCCAGACATAGGCCTTTTTCGCTTATACGGCGGTTGTAGAGGCCTCGGACATATTTGCGCTTCACATACACCCAGCGGCTTAATTCATTGCATGCGCCCTCTAAATCGCCAGCGTTGGCTTTTCTGGCAAGTGTGGATGATGCAAGATTGCCTTGTCCTACGTTAAACGTGAAAGACAAGAGCGCGATTTTGGTTTTGTCCGGTATCGGCGTATATGTGATTATCCCATCAAGCTGCTTTTCGTGCTTATTTAAATCTGAATAGAATAAATTATCGCATTCTATGTCATTATAAATCTTTCCTACCACAATATCCGGCCCTGTGTGGCCATCGCAAACAGTTAGAACGCCGCCAACATCATAATACGGGGTGTATTCGCGGCCTTCCATCGGGCCGATAAACAAAGCTGCCGCCATGATTAAAGGCGTTGCAACCGCTGCTCCTGATCTTTTGGGGGCGTTTTTGAATATTCCAAACATTCTATTTTTCCTTTTTAATAAACCTACCTGTCACAAGGTCTTTTGGCGTATCGTTACGCTTTGAATGCCGCAGAGCGCTTTTAAGGACGCGGCTTGTTTTTTGTAAGTGAAAGATAACGTCTTCTCTTTGTTTTATGGTTTCCTTGAGGTCTTTGTTTTTTAAAAACTCAAATAAGTACAAAGCTAGGAATACAATAAGTAATACAATCATAAAAACAATATCAAACATTTCAATTCACTTTCTTTTCCAAGTTATCAATCCTAAAATCCTGCGCGGCGTTTATCGCATCTTTTTGCTTCATCCAATCCCCACTAAAATCTATTAAAGCTTTGATTCGGGCAAGGTCTGCGCGTTGTTCGCGCTCTTCAAGGTTGTAGTCTTTAAGAGTGAAACGCGGTTCTGAGACCAGCTTTGAAAGCTGGTCTTTCATTGCTGAGGTTTCCCATGAAATCTGAGCAATGCTGTTTTTTAGCTGCGGGATTGTCGTTGTAAAAAGAGCGAGAACGGCCATGATACCCGCTGTGGAAACGGTTGCGGCAATGCGCATACCCCAATCCGTCCACTTGCTTGTTTTGTTGTTGTCTATTTTTTCACTAATAGCAGACAAAACTCTTACCAGTGTTTGCTCTTCTTCTTTTTGCATTTATTCCTCCACAATCAACTCAGAAACGATACCACCCAAATCTGTCTGTACAGCCTCAAGAGTTGCTTTCCGCGCCGCTTCTCCAGCCTCTTGCGCCATGTAATTTGAAACACCATCTGCGATAAAACGATTTAACGTGTTTCTCACGTGCATCAAAGGCGTGACGGGGTTCGGTATTTCATCACCGTTTTCATCATTGGCGAATGGAAGCCAGCCATGGTTTGAGGCAAAGGCCAAAACAAAGCCATCAACCTTATCGGCTGGCACTGGTACTTTAAAAACTAATTCTGGCATAATAATTTCCTTTTTATGCGGGGGCTATGGTTGTGACAGTTCCTGATGAACCTTTATATTTTAACGCGCCGCCCTCAACATAAAGAACACCACCGCTTGATGGTGTGGAGGGCGCTGTTGTATTGCGCATATATTGACGACCTGTAAAATCAACATTCCAAACCTGAGTGCCATAAGAGCCGCCGGAGGTTACCTGAAAAGCCTTGGCTGTCCCGCTGGTAGGAGCACCACGCATAAGCGCATGAAACGCGGGGACTGTAGTAGAAACAGCAACCTCGCCATTACAAAGACCAGAACCATAAAGATTTTGACTGTCAGAGCAGTGGGTTTTCCCCTGAGTCCCTGACAAGCTAAATTGAATGTATTTTGGCGAACTGGCATAATACCCAGCGGCCATAATTAATTTTCCGCTGGCAACCCCTATAAAGGACGGTGCAACACCGTCATTAAGAAGTATGGACGCGCCTGAGCGCAGCCCCGCGCCAGATTCAAGAACTAAATCCCAATACTAAGCATCGCCTGTGATCCAAAGCGTACCACCCGGCAAAAATGCTGAGCGCAAAGTCCCGCCAGCATCATAGTTGTTTTGAAGATTACCGTCGTATGCGGTATGGCCTCTCAGTGTTAAAGGCACGTCCCCAGTGTTTTGACCTGTGATTGTGAGGTTTGCGCCGCTTGTGGCATAAGCAAGCGCCGCAGCGCCCCCAAAGACCCCACCAAAATTATATTGGAGTTGGCCGCTTGAACCCGCAGGAGAACCGCCGCCACCCGCAGGTGTCGTATATGTCCCGTCCTCGCTCAGATAATTTGTAGATGTACCGCCAGAAACAAGCGTTACGCCGTTGACGCTGGTCGTTGTCATAGTCGCGCCTGTAATAGTCGGCGAAGTGCCAAACACCAAAGCGCCCGAGCCTGTCTCACCTGTTACAGCAGCAGCTAGGTTAGCACTCGAAGGAGTTGCTAAAAACGTCCCTACCCCGGTTCCTAAGCCTGTTATTCCGCTTAACGGCGCGGCTGTGGCTGTAATCGTGCCTGAGCCACTTGCGGCCAAAGTAGCGCCCGAGCCAACCACCATGGCCGCAGTCGTATTTGTCCCGCTCGTAAGGTCTACGAACCCATTAGAGGCGCCGATATAGTTTTTTATTTGCAGGCCTGTGATACTAACGTCTGAGGTGTCCGCGCCCTGCCGGGAGATAAATAGGTCTGCGTCTAAAACCGCAGAGCCAGCAGATAAATCTCTTATGGTTGTATCAGGCATCGGTGCTCACATATCTTAGAGTTACGGCATCGTCAAAAAAATAACCGAAAACAAGCGCATCATCCGAGAAATAACCAGAAGCTTGATTAAACTTCGATAAAATCGGGTGGCCGCGCCTGCGCCTAAAAACAGACATTATTCACTAACAAAGCTTTTTAGCGTGTTTTTCGCTTTTTCTTTTGCTTTGTTTAGCTCTTGCAATTCAACGGTGACAAAAGACACTTTTTCGGAAGCGTCTTTCAACTCGGCCTTAGATTTTACCAAAGCCGCTTTAATTTGCTCTAACTCTTTGAAAGATTTCTCTTGTAAAAGAAAAGCTTCCTTTCCTGCTGCTTCAATGATTTTATCAGCCTGTTCTTTTGCAGCCGAGACAACACTAAGCGCTTTTGCGCTTGCTTCGTCTGTTTTGCCTTTCAAAGAAGAAACATCACTTTTAAAAGCCTCGCGCTGGACTTCAAGCTTTTTGATTTCGCCTGCAATATCGCGCTCTGCTTGTTTTAGCGAGTCAATTTGCTTCAAAGCTTCATCTGCTTCTTTATAGCCCTTGTATTGCACAAGGCCATCTTTTACGATTTTTTTAAGTTCTGTAATATCCATTTTAGTAGTTCCTCGCTGCACAAATTAAAACATTTATAGCCGGAGTTGTGCCGGATGTAACTTTCGGTCTAACCCATCTATAGTTCTGCAAAACCTGACCACCAAGCTTTGAGGTGGTGCTTATGGCTGTTTCTGTGGTGTCTGTTAAAGACTCCCAGTCCGCATCGGTTGTTAAAACAGGGTTCCATACATTAGAGCCTTGTAAAACAACTGTAGCGCCCGAGCCGAAGTTTCCTAGTATTTGAAACGTCTTATCAGCGTTTGCGGGCAACTCCCAAGGCTGGCCGTAATCGTTTGTTGATAACGCCTCCCATTTAACATGCTGGACGTTCCCTTTATTCTCTAATTGTAGCGGTACTGTAGCCATTTTTAGTTCTCCTCATTAAATTAAATAGATTGCAATAGCACCCCATAAAAGAGCGCCTGTGAGAATTTCCCCGCCCTCGGTACGCGCACCACCGAATTTAGCTACCCCGTATGCTGGGCCTTTAAGAAGCCCCGAGAGAGCAAGAACAGGGTTGAGCGTAGTAAGGCCAGCAGGAAGCGTAATAGCAAGTCCTGTGATGGATAAGAGCGCCATGTCATACCAGTATAAAGGTACTTTTGGCTTGATCCATTTGATTAGAAATTCAAGCTTTTCAGGCTCGCCTATATCCGTATCACCCAGATCAATGCCGCGCCCATGCCCTGTGGCAACCGCGAGAGCTGTTAAGGCCCAGATAACGCCGCCAACTGCCAAAGCGTAATAACCAAGCTCACCCCACCAAAACAAAGCCGCGACTACCGCATAGGGCAGGGCAAAAGCGAGTTGTGGAAGCGGTCTTTTGAACCATGTGTTATCGTGGTTCATGCCGCGCCAGCGATAAAGTAGTGCGCCTATAAGAGATAAAATCATACCAACACCCCTGAAACTCTAATCATTAAATCTCTATCACTAAGCGTACCGCTCGTATGTTTTGAGATAACTCTAAATGTTGTAGTGCTTAAAACCTCAAGCTCGCAAAGAATTGTAGAGGTTCCGTTTTCGTCTAGCCCTGCAAGAATATTCATTGACGCTGTGGTTAAAGCTGTGGGCATGGTGATTGTGACATTTCCAGCCGAGTTGCGCACACCTGTGCAAACCCCGCCGTATTGTGTAGTGACTGCAATTGTAGAACCATTATTTACAAATTTAAATTGATATTTTTCAGGCAGAAGGGCGATTGCAGCGGCTATCGCAGATGTAACCTCAGCTTGAGAGTAAACACTCATCACGCCCCGCGCTTGAGTGGCCGTTAAATCCTCCGGCGAGCCTGTGCCGCCCGTTGTCCGGCCCTTGATTGTCGCTGTGGATACGTTTGCGAGCTTGGCGTTTGAAACAACTGTATTATCAATTGTAATGACTGTGCCGGAGCTTGATGCGGTGACATCACCATAATCACCATCTACAAGCGGCCCGCCTGCCGGGCCCATAGGCCCGCGAGTGCCTGAAACATTTACAAGCCAGTCCGAAAAGGTTCCAGCGCCACCAATTGCTGTGACGTTCACCGTTAATGCTGTGCCGGAATAAGCTGTTACTTGGCCAAACATGAAGTTGGCGTTATCGGCCGAGGAGGATATTGTAAGCCAGTTTCCAGCCTCAAAGTGCTTAGAGGCCTCGGTTGTAAAGGCGGTTGAGCCTGTGGCTATTAAAACAGAAGTTGCGGAAGTGCCGGACAACTTCGCAGCCGCATCATTTGCTGCAGTCTGCGCGTTTGTTTCGGAAGTCGCTGCGTTTGTTTCGGAGGTTGCTGCATTGTTCTCAGAAACAAGAGCCGCCGCCGCGCTTGCTGCCGCCGCACTAGCTGAGCCATCCGCCGCGTCCGCAGAGGCAGAGGCAGCGTTTGCAAGCCGCGCGGGTGCCCATAGCTGGATATTATTTGTTCCTGTCGCGGGGGCCGAGGCGATTGTTAAACTTGTGCCGCTTATTGTGTACGTTGTTGTGGATTGAATCTCAAAACCCTTGCCGTTTGCAAGCTTGACTGTCACAGCATCAAGCGTTCCTGTAAACGCATTACCAGTAAAGGCTAGGATTTGCGTTGAACCTGCTATGATAACCTCGGAGTATGTGCCGCTTGTAGCGCGTGCTGTGCCGTCAGTGCCGCCAAGGGAGGCTTTTAAATCTCCGGCGCTTCTGGTGATTGTCATAGTGACAACATAAGCAACACCCTCGATTAGAGTGAACGGTGTTGTTTGCGAAATAGCTGTAGAAATAGCGCCTGCGGCTGTTGCAACACCAGAGCCGATAGACCAGCCAGTGCCTTTTGTCCAGTCTGTATCTGTTGCGAAAGAGCCGTTTGTTACATAATCACGATTGGAATTATCGACAAAAAGCATAACAGTTTTCTCATCAGACCCTAAATCCTCCGAAAGCGTAAAGACTGTTTGTGTTCCATCACCGGAGAATGTCTGGAAATACGCGTCCGAAGCCTCACCTGTTGCTGTAAAGGCTGTGACGTTGTCGGTCGTTCTTATAAGGGCATCATTAGCATCAAGCAGGGTGTATTTATACGACCCTGCGATAAATATAACCGCACGGCCTGACGCATCCAAGATAACGGGGTTGGCGTTCTCTACTGTGGCGGCGGCTGTTGTGTAGGTTGCTTTTGGTGTTGTGGTTCCTGCGGCGTAGGTGTAAAGCTTCCCACCTGATAGCGGAAGGCCATCATCATCAAAGAATTGCACAAAATGCTGAGAATACAGGACGGCCATAAATAAACTTTCGTTACTTTATGCCACCATGAAAACACGGTATCGGCGGGTTTCGCGGTATCTTACCACGTTTTTATATAGTTTGCTAGAAGTCTTAGGGAGCGCCAAGGCCTTTTCTAGCTTCAAATGCTTTTTGTAAGTCTTGTAAATTCAAGGATTTTGCGATAGCATTATCAATTGCTTTTTGATTATAAACAACACTTTTTCCCAGTCTGCCGCCCGCAACACCAAGCCCCGCGCCGACTGTGATTAAAGGGTTTGTGAGCGCGGCTGGGACAGACATCAACGCGCCAGCCGTTGCTAACTTCTCAAAAGTTGGCGAGCCTATAGCGCGGGGAGATAAAAACATCTTGCCGATTCTTGCAAGGTCTCCAAGCTCTCCACCGCCGCCTGTCGGAAAGTCTTTGTAAACAGTCGCGACAGAATTAAGTAGTTTTGTAGGGCTGGAAAGAGCGTTTTCAGGGTCAAGCTTCACGGCTTTTTTAATGGCGATAAAGTTTCTATATTGACGCTTTAGTGCGCCATATTCAGCGCGGCCAGCCTCAGGTAAGCTATCGATAATTTTATCGGATAAATATCCTTCAATATCACCAAGGGCGCTCGATATTTCGTAATTCGAGCCGCTGCCGGATAGTTTATTAACTTTCTTTCTAAGGCTTGCAAGCGTTTCTACAGGAATCTCCGCCTTCATATTGCGAGCGTTAAACGGTAATTCAGGATAAAGCTTTATATTGCTTTCTATTTTATCAAGCTGGCGGTTGATAACATTGCCAACATCTAAAGTAGAGGCCTCATTCGCGACTGTGCGTAAATCCTCAATGCCTGATATAAAGTCTTGATTTACAGGAATATTGCGCCCTGTTTCAATTCTATCGAACTGCTTGCCGAAGCGCTCTTTTGCTTGCGCTAAAACTTGCGCATTTATTGGCTTATCAGAGCCGATTGTTCTTCCTACTTGTGCGCTCCATTTTTCAAGGTTCGCTTTATCTATAGCTTTAACACCAGAAAATGGAGTTGATTGTGAAACTTGCGCCAAACCCTTAAAGGGGCCATCCGGCGCGATAGCATCCATCGGTATTTCAATACCCATATCACGCGCTTTTTTAGCCAATGAAAACGCGTAATCATCAAGGCTGTTTGTTACAGCGTTTTCGATACCTCTATTGATAGGGTATGATACCGCGGTCCCTACAGCCTTGCCTGTGATGTCTACTGCTTTTTGTGCGGGGGCCAAAGCTCTAGACGGTATGCTTTCCCCTTTGACTGGGAGCGCGGATAGCGCAGCATTCCCAAAGCCAAGCGTGGAATCGGCGTAGAGTCCGGCTGTTGGATAATTTCCTTTGAACTTATCGTAACCCTGTGCTGCGTTACCCAGCAAAGCGCGCGCACCACCGAGCGCCATATTGGCAACAGGACCCACGATACCATCATTCGTAAAGCTAGAATATACACGTGAGCCATAATCCTTTACTGATTGTGGTATAGCATTAGAAACGCTTGTTATTACTTCGGCGGGAACATCAGAAAACGCCTTTTGCATATTCTGCCCGATAGCATTATACATCAATCCAGCCTCACCTCCAGCAAAATTAGGGTTTTCGCTCGCTTCTTGTAGTTTTTTATCCCGCTCTTGGAAGCGCTCACTTATCCGCGAGCCTATACCAGCCTTTTTATCCTCGAACGCTTGCTGTAAGTCATTAGGCTGCGCTTCAACGGCCCCTTGCGCATATTCACGCTCCCATGGCTTAGGCTGCTCGTTTGGCGCTATAGCGTTAAGAATATCGCTCTCATCCATGGGGATAGCGCCTATGTCGTCATTATACGCAAACTGCCCGCCAGTAGGAAGGTTTTGCGCTGCCGTGGTGCTATACTGTCTTTCCCAAGGCTTCATTTATATTTTTTCCAGTTTTTTTGATCGTTTCTATCGCCGCCTAAGAACATGTACCCGTCAACAATTTCACCCTTTTGCGGGGCTGGTTGTATACCAAGCTCGCGCTGTTTTGTTGCGATAGACGCTACTTTTTGCTTTATGAACGATTTAAGAACAGCGTCTTTCTCTTGTGGGCTTGCGTTTACATCCCCTAGCGTTTTATTTAATTTTTCGCCTTCTTTTTCCGTAAAGGCCGCGCCGAAAGTTTGCCGGAGCAATGGCAAAACCTGATTATCCACAAGCGAAGTATATTCTTTCCTAGCTATAGCGCCCTCAGATGGGCCGTAAAGACCAGTGACGCCGCCAGTCTCGATTCTTATAGTGTCGCCAATTCTACCTAGCGTCGTGTAAGTGGCTTTTTGCCCGAGAGCGCTTAATTGCTTTGTAGTTTCTAAAAGCTGGGGAAGGTTGGCCTCCATTTCTTTTAGATCGTTGCGTGTTTCTGATGTTTTTTTGGCCTCTATCTTGGCTGATTCAATGACAGGGGCGCTGCCTAGCTCTACGTTCGCTTTTCTTTGCGCAACCTCTTGCTCTATCTGTGGTTTATATAAGCTTTCTTGCTGGTACTTCGCAGCAGACTCCGCGCCAGCTATCTGTGGATCAAAGTATAAATCGCTTGAGTTCTGCGCGTTAGCTTCATAAGTCTTCTTTGTCCCTGCGATAGAGCCAACAGCATCACCATAACCTCCCATAGCGATAGGCTGGCCAAATTGGTCTGTGACAACACCTCTATCATAAAGCTTTGCGGCCACAGTTAAATCATTGATACGCTGCGTGTCTCCAGCAGCTCTCGCTGTTTGAAGCTCATTCGCGAGTTTTACAGCCGCAGGGTCTTGCCCTTTTGATTGCTGCAAAACCTGCTGCTTTTTAAAATCAAACTCCTCTTGCGCTCTTATGTAATCGTTAAAAGAGTTTGTATTGCGAAAAACGGATAAATCAGGTCCGGCCATAATATCCCCCTGCTGCCATCATTAAAGCTTGTTTTAAACCACCTATTTGCTGCCCGTAAGGGTCCATCATGGGAGGCTGTTGTGAAAACTGCGGCGGTTGTTGGAACTGCTGCGGAGGCTGGTATTGCTGCCCCTGCAAGGCTTGCTGCTCTTGCTGCACCCCGTTAATCGCCCTTGAAATAAAATTAACCATAAATGGGATTCCCGTTTGTGTCGTAACCCGTAACTTTTCTGCCAACCAGGTCCGCAAGCGTTTGGTTAAAGATGTTTGATTTTTGCGAGGTCGCATTGGCTTGGATGTTGCCAACATTGCCCGCAACATCAGCATTCGCCCCTGCCGCCCCGTAGCCTTGGTTTGAGAGGCCTTGGTTGCGCTGTAACCATTGTTGATACGCAGTGTCGTATTGCTGTTGTGCAAGGCCTTGTGCTTGATCCTGTGCGGCTTTAATCGCTGCGCCGGATTGTCCTAAACCTTGTGCGCTCAAACCCCTATCAAGGGCGATTTGCCCCTGCTGCACGCGGTATTGATAGACGGGATCATTCCCTAGGTTAGAGGGATCAAACCCGCTTGCGAGATTCTGCGTTGCTGTTGTTCCGGCCTGCGTGTACGGTGCGTACGCTTGCGCCGCCTTACCTTGAGCCGCAAGAAGTTGTTTTTGCATTTCGTTTTGTGTATCAGTGCTTTTAATGCCGCTAATGATAGACGTAGCGGGACGAATAAGGCTGGAAATACCCCCAAGCCCGCCAGTCGCACCGCCAGAAAACAAGCTTTTTACACCGCCGCCCGTCAAAGCCCCTAGAATGCCGGAACCCTGCGTAGGGCCAATACCGCCTGCAAGAGCGGTTCCTGCTTTTGTGCCTAAAATACCGCCAAGGCCGCCCAAGGAGCCGCTAAGATAACCCCCGGCGCCGCCGAGGGCCGCGCCCTTCAAAATCCCTTTTACACCGCCGCCAGAAATAGCACCACCTAGACCACCACCAAGGGCCGCGCCTAGAGCAGTACCAACACCGGGGATAAGGCTACCAAGAATAGGAAGGGCGATAGGCGCGACTTTCTTAAAGAATCTCTTAATGCTACTGAAAAACCCAAACTCGGGCTGTCCGGTTTCTGGGTTTATTTTGTTTGCCGCATCCCCTACAGTAAACTCGCCGGGGTCTACACCGTAGGCATCAAAGATAGATTGTAAAATTTGCTGCACTTCCGGGTCTTGCGCTATATCCCTTGGAATAACAACTTCGCCAAGTGTCATGTGAGCCATGACAGTATCGCCACCACGCCCTGCGTCTGCGGCTTCTTGCATTACATCTTGAACCTGTGGCTCTTGCATATATTCTTGTTCCATTATCTCGCTACTCCGAATCCTGTGATTGTTAAAGTTAAAGTTTCGGCTGTCCAAGCCGGGGGATAAATTCTACTATTACTCGCAGGAATGCCGCCTATACCTTGGACGGCCCCTGTCCCAGTGCTTACAAAACAAACGCTATTTGTGCTGAAAAGAAGCGGAAAATTATCACAATATGTTGTACCCGCTACGCTTGTCGTGTTGGTTGCAGGGATAATTGTTATTTGAAAAACGACAAGATTTTGATTGATGCGCCAATAACGACCGGATAAAGTAGGCGCTCCGGTTGAGGTTAGGTCTGTGAAGGTTGGTGTCCAGTCTGTCCCGGCATCACCTTCAAAAATACCATTAAAGAAATCAATCCAAGGGATATTCGCAACACCGCCTTGATCGACTACAGGCTCATATATAGGGGCTGCGCGAACACTCATAACAAATAACTTCCTGTTATGGCAACGCGTACTGGCTCCGTAATTCTTAATCTAAATGTCATTTGCTCGGCAATCCCCAAACGTCTAAAAACAACTTTTGTTTGGTATTTGCCTACCGCGCCTATTGATGAAGTGACCCAATCAGTCCATCTACGACCGCCATCTTTGCTTAGGCAGAAGGAAACAAGGGGATTTGAGCCTTGGCCCGTTTGTAAGCCTACACCAACCTCAAAACCTATTTCAAGACTATTGTACCTTATTCTTTGGCCCTCGTCACTTAAATGCGTGTAAATTCTTTCACGAACCAATTCTTCGCCTGCATCATCGTAATAATCCAATGACATATCGTATATATTGCCATTTCTTCTATCATTAACAATATGCTTGCCAAACGCAAACATGTGATCTTGTGCAAGGTCTTGCTCAAAATCTCCGTCACTATTCATAAAGGCGCGTTCATGCCATTGTTGCGTGGTCAAGTCGTAAACAAGAGAAGTCTCAAGCCCGCCGCCTGTTATTACATAAAAAGATGCACCCTCTTCTTGGTACGCCCAAGAGGTGAGGCTTTCTAAATCAGTTGCCTCTTGAATGCGTTTTTCAATTGCGGTTGTTGAAATACGCGCAGGCGAAAAGCCTTGCGTTCTATACACAACGCCGCTCCCGTATTCATCCTGCCCTACCCAAAAAATACTATTATCCATTTCAACAAAAGAAAAAGCGGAAGTCGTTCCGGCCTCCATAACAGCGCCGGAAACACGGCGGAACGGGAATGTGCTATCGCCAGTGTTTGACCATATCTCTGTTGTTTTATCGCCGAAAAGCCAAAGCTGGCCGACTGCGTTTATGCAGGCGACTAATTTATCAGGGCTGCTCTCGGCGGTTGCAAAATCCAAAGCATCCCAGAGCAAGCCGTTATTTATTGCAGAAATAAAGAACCTGCCTGAGTTGTTTTCATTAACAACAAAATAACCATCTATGAATGTAACAGTGCCAGCGCCGCCAGCAGGAAAACCAGCAGCGCTTACTTTTACCCATACATCAGTTGAATATGTTAAAATATATAAACTAAACCCATCGCATACGGCAAGCTGAGTGTTGTTCTCCGCAATAGTTATAAGGCCGGAAGACTGGTCAAGACCGCCAATCTCCACAGTATCGCCGTTGCTTAGAACCTCATATATTTGTGCGCCGGAGACAGAAAACGCCCTGCCATTACTTGAGGCAAAGGTGCCGCGCCCCGGACCTACTCCCGCAGTTCCAAACAGAACCTTGCCGGGCGTGGAATACATAGCGGCAACCTCTTTACCCCGCTGGTCAAAAACGGGGAAAAGATTAATCGATCTCTGCGCATCAAATGGCAAAGAACGCATTTCATAAGATGGGCCGACAATTCCAACCTTCAATTATTCCAACCCCCATAGATATTATCAGCAGACGATACGCCAGTATCCCACTGCATCGGCTTTGCGGCCATAACAGCGGCGCGTAACAAAGCTTTACTTTCATTCGCGGTATTAAAAACACCTTGCGAAGTCGGCTGCCCATACTCCGGGCCTAATTCCATCGCTAAGTTGTAAATAAGCGCCCTTTTCCAGCCCGGCGGAAGCGCCACGGTCTGATTAAGTGTAAATTCAGATAATTGTTTCTCTGTCAATAAAAATAAACTATAGCCTGTTGTTGGCGCTGGGAATAGGTTGATTGTAGCCAAGGGGTATTCGTTCGTGTAATTCAAAAACTGAGGAATACCGCCTATGCTTTTTATACCAACATCGGCATAATTCTCGTCATTAATCACTTGCAGCGGATAATCTATCGTTGCAGAGCGAACGTACGCCGAAATTATACGTATAGGCCGGGCCGTATCAAACGTACCGCCCGAGCCTATAGTATAAGACGTTGTTCCAGAAACTACAGGGAAGCTCTCAAGAGTCCGAGCGTAAACAATTAAGCTATCATTAGACCAGCTCGCAATCATATCGTTAAGCATTTCAAGGCAGTCGATAGCATCATCCGCAGCGGGTGTTTCTCCCATTGTGAGAACGCCAGCTTTCCTTAATGCCGAAGTAATTATGCGAAGGGCTGTTGTCATTTTTTAGCGTCCGCAATAATCTCGGTTAATTTGTCAACACCTGTTTTGTGGTGTGGTTTTAACCCTAGTTCTGTGGCTTGCGCAAAAAGAGCCTCGCGGTCTGCGGTATCTTTTTCAACTGGCTTTTCTTTTTTCTCTGCGCCGCTAGAAGTCCAGCCTTCGTTTTTTAAATGCGCGATAAGTGTGCTGTCTTCGGAAAGCACTTTCACAGCATCGCCTTTTTTCAATGTTACCGTCATTTTTTACTCCAATGTTAAAGAAAAGTAGGGGCCGCTAAGCCCCTACTTTATTTATTTAAGCAGAAATACGGACTGCCCACTCTGGACGAACCGCTGCAATACCGCCAAGGAAGTCAAGGCGCATAATGAGCTTGTCTGTCAGAACGTCATAATCACGAATAACGCGGATTGTGATGCCGTCTACAGTTTTCTGAGCCGCCATGTCTGTACCATCAGGTGTGACCAAAGGAACGGACACCATACGGAAAGCAGATTTGTGGTAAGCCAAGTTTTGCACGTAAGCAGTCGAAGCCGCGCCGAATGGTGTGATAGCAGCACCATCGACAGGAAACGCCGTTACGTTTTGCAAACCGCCAGAGGCAGAAGTATAGATACCTTCTGTCAAAGTAAGGGTTGCATAACCTGAGGCGTCCGCAGTTGCGTCTGCGGCAACAGTCCATTGCTTAGCATAACCAAGGCTGTCTTTTGTAATCGGGTGAACATCATTTACGCTACCGATTGTAAAGACTGTGCCTTTTTTCACTGTTCCGGTTGTAGTTGTCAAAGCTTCAACAACAAGTGTTGTTTGGCCTTCTACCGATACAGTTGTACGAACTTCAAAAACAACATCATTGCCGTTTGTGTGAAGAGGAAGCAGGTTGTTAGACAAGAACTCGAAGCCCATACCTTGACCCATACGACCCTTAATGTACTGCTTACCAACTTCGGTTGTGTTATTAAACAACGCTTTGTTAGCATTTACAGCAGAACGCTGAGCGGCTGGGTTTAGCAAGCAATAGCGGTTGTCCAAGTCAGGACAGGCATGCTCATCGATTTTTTGACCAGCAGACAAGATAGTGTCAAGGTCGAAAACAGTTGAGCCAGCAGTGCCGACAAGGTTGCTAGTCGCATCGACTGCTTTATCAAGAAAAGCGGATTCAATCTTTTGCGCCATTTCAGACAACGCAGGATCAAGAATGCGGTTAGCCCATTGCTTCAAAGAAATCTCTGTAGCAATTTCAGAGGATGTTAAAGCAATACCAGTAACGCGTCTTTGGTCAAGAACAAGAGCAACCTTCTCTTCTTTTACATCTTGAATAGAAGACGTAATATCAGCGGTTGTCCCAGAAACAAAGCGGGCGTTTTTGTTTATATAGATAGTGTCGCCAGCGTTGTAGCCGTTTTTGCCGTTGAAATCGCTTTCATCCGCCTTGTCGATAGTTTTGCAAAACTGCATTTTATCAGCAAGCATCTTTGCAGCGAGCGAGGCAATAATGCCCGGTGCGTTTTTTAGTGTGTTTAGGTTGTTAGCCATTTTTTAGTTCTCCTAGTTTTTAAGCCACTTCATAAGCTCATCAGGGCTTTTTTGGTTCAGTGGCTTGTTGTTGGATGATCCAGCGCCCTTGACAGAGCCAATAGGTGCTGGGGCTTGATGCAGGGCTTGCACACGCGGCGTATTAACAACAGGAGTATGGCTTGACTCTTGTAGATACTGCGCTCCACGGGCTTCTGCTTGGACAAGATAAGCGGCTGCTATGTGAGGTTCCATGCCATAAAGTTCTTGCAGGACACCATCACGGGCAAGCGCGTAAACAGCCAAGGGCGCATTATTGACTTCAAAAAGAAGTTTTTCAAAATGGGGCGGCATCGCATCGAAAACCTCAGCGTTCTCAGCATAAATGCGCTGGACTTCGGGGCTGGTAGAAACCAACTCTTGAATATCCCCTGCGATTTGTTGAAGCTGTTGCTGTTTTACGAATGTGGTTTGCTGCTCCAGCGCACTGAGTTGCTGTTGCTTACTTTGTTCACTAAATTTTTCTTCGACAAAGTATTTTTGTTTCGCATCAAGATAATCCAGAACACTTTCAAAATCAGCCTCGTTTGGTGGCTTATTATCCCCTGCTCCGGTGTTTGCTTTTTGCGTTTCGGCCTCTAAAGCCCGTAGACGGTTTCTAAGATTTTCGCTATAGCGCTCTTTTTTCTTAGAGCCTTTTACAACTTTTTCTTTTTCTGCCTTAAGTTCTTGGATTTGTGCTTTTAAAGATTCAATATCGTCTTCGACAACATCGTCTTGTTCTACCGCGTTATCCTCAGCAGTATCGACTGCAACCTCGGAAACATCCGAGATTTCATCACCGCCATTTTGAACTTCTACATCTTCTAACATTTTACTTCACCTAGGTTTTCGGTTAAACGCCGTCCGATAACGGCATTACAGTGGGATATAATTCCCTTGAGGCCATTAAAGCGGCCTCCTGTTCTTTAAGCAGCAATTCACGCTCTTTAATTGCGATTTCGCGCTCTTTGAGTGTGAGTTCTGCCACCTTAATTTCATTGTCCGAGTCCGCTTTTTTCTGGTCTAGCTGCAACTTAGCAGCATCGACTTGTTGCCTGCCTTGAGCCTCAAGAGCGTCATTTTGCTCGGATAGAATTTTGATTTGTGTGTCCGCTTGCTTGTTATCGAGCTGAGCCTGTATAGCCTGCCCCTCCGCTTGGATTTGCTGCAAGGCTTGTTTAAGCTGCTCGTTTTCTTGTTGAAGAGCTGCGGATTGCGGGTCAAGCTCACCCTCATCCAAAAGATGCGGCGGCATGATTTTTTTCATACGCTCTGATAAAGCTTGAGCGCCGGGGAAGTCCATATACTTAAACAAAAGATCGCCAGCAATCTCGATGAGCTGCGGCTGCGATTGTATGACTTGCTGGAAGAAATCAGCAGCTTCCTCGCGCATTGTAGCGAAGCTTGCACCCGTTTTAACTTGGACGTTGTACTGCCCTTGTGATAAGTCGAACGAGCGCTCCTGCCCCTCTGTCATTTCACCGTTTACACCGACCTCATCGGCCTTTTCTTCTTTTCCTATAATGCGGATTTTCTGCGGCGATGAGTAAATAAAAGGAATTGCAGAAACTAAAATTCTACCAACCTGTGTAATAGAGCGCACAAGATTATCACTATAATGGAATACAGCCCTATCGCCCTGCGCCTGTCTTTGATGGATAGCAATCCCGGAAGTTTCATTAGAACGCTGGCCTAGTGACGCGTCATAAAGCCCTACCGTGGCTTTCATATCCTCAGCAGCGCTCATCATTGCGTTAACAATACCTGAAGGCACTTGCGGTCCGGGGTTGATCTGCGGCGGCGGGGCCGGGTTGCCTTTTGCGTCTGTTTGATCGTAACGCAAAACAATGGCGTTATCAGGGTCTTGGTAGTCTTTTGCGTAATTCTCAGTTGTGCCGCCTACCGCGATGATTGTCGCCTTCGGTGCTTTCATAAGCAACTCAGCCTCGGTAGAGGCCCAAAAGTTATAACGGCGCTGCGAGTCCTTTGCTTTTCTAATAAGAGAATGAAGATGACGCTCACCATCTCGCCATGCTTCCTCGCCATAAACAGGAACAATAGGAATATATTTGCCGGGGAAGGTTGTTTCTTTTAAAACATCTTGGCCGGATAAATGATAGCGATGGACAACGCTTTTTACGCTTTCGCGTGTTGCTATAACATCAAGCGGGCCTTCGAGCTTATCAACAATAGAGCCGTCTGATAGTTGATAAAGAGTAACAGGCTCCTCTTTGACTTTGTAATACTCGCATATTGATACTGCATCATCTGTTGTTTCGCCTGAGTAAGATACGGCGTCAAAACCTTTATAACTACCTTCAAACTCCTCTTTCGTGATAGAATCAATAACCCAAGCGCATTTTGCATCTGATCCATCAGGCGTAACGCTCGCAGGGTCAAAGACAACAGAAAGAGGGTTTACGATGCGCTCTATGTATAACTCTTGGTCGAAACCTGAATTATCTTTGTATCTGTGATCGATGCGAATAAAGCCGATAGAGCATTTAATAGCGCTGTTCACTGCATAATCATACGAATCATCGGCGTTGCTGTTTTGCTCAATATCGCGGATTAGGCCTTGAAAAACTTCTGCTGTTTCTACATCTGCGCCGCTGCCATGTGGTATGACATTTACGCTAGGCGTGTTCATTCTCACATCATTAGAGACTTGATTAACGAATTGAGTAAGGCGGTCTATAGTGAGAGCTGGACGGTTTTTTCTTGTGCGAAGCGCGTACGCTTTATCGTCCCACTGAGCGCCTGGAACGTCTGACAAAAACATTAAATCACTACGGGCCTCTTCATAAATAGAAGACCAATAGTCTTTAGCGCTTTCGTATTTAACTTTCGACTCTTCTACAATATCGGACAAATTACGCCTTGCGCGTTCGATATTGGCCCTTTCGGGCATGATTTAAGACAGGTGAAAACCTGAATATTGAATAATAACACTAATTAGCAAAATACGTCAATAGGATTTTTTAACCCATCCACCCCGCATTATGATTTGAATGCGTATAAGGGTCTTCAATAACTTGCGGCTTGGCGTAGGTTGCGTGTTTAAGCCCTGTTCTAATACCATAACGAAGCGCGTCCATGATGTGATCGTTTTGCTTGACAATCCGGCCTTTTTCATCTCTGCGGTATGTTCTGTACTCTCCGAGCGTTTGCACGCATGTTTTGAATATCTTGAGCCGCCCTGTTGTTAGGCGCATGTAAATATCAAAAATCCCCGCCTCGACTGTGTTATCAGCTAGGAATAACGAAAGGCCTTGCCCTTTGTATAGATTTATAAGCTGCTCACCATCTTTTTGCGAGCGCCCTTGGCTTGCCGGATCGATAACACCGGGATAATCACCCTTAGCCTTGATTGTCGCAGCATGCAGTGCTGGCTCGCGCTGGCCTTGTTTGTAATCATGCGTAAGATACACGGTATCGCTTTCCACATCATGCGCCAACCAAGCCGCAGCGGTATTGTTCCACCCAACGTCCATGCCATAACATACTTTCCAATGCTCAGGTATAGCAAACGGCTCGACAATAATCTCGGACTCCGGCACAGGGTAAATTGCGCCGGAGCCTAGCTGTGGTATCCCTTTTGAGCGAGCATCGCGTTGATAAGGAGGGAGCGCTGCCATAAGCTCCTCTTTTTCCTTTGTGCCTAAGTGAGGAGCATCGTCCCATGTAGCAGACGTAATAGAGCACAAGCCCTTTTCGGCCTTCTCCTGCATTGATAAAACAGTCGCGGACAGGCCTTTTAACGGGGTAAACGTAAGCATGACAATCCCGTTAGTTGTCATTGTTCTTATTAGATTTTCGTTATGGATTTCTATAGGCGGCTCTTCATCTTCCCAAATAACATCGCGCTCAGTCGCTTGGAAGGCTGTGCGGCCTTGGTCATAAGATTGAAACTGCAAGACACTTTCGCCGGAGACATGGCGAACACGAACCGTATCGGCTGCGTCCGGTATCCCTGCCTTTGGGCGTATTCCATTTATGCAATCGCGCGGCAAAAGCCCGCTGCCTATATCGCTTGGCGCCCCTAAAAGCTTCTTTTGGATGGAATCACGGACAAGCTTGCCAGTTTCACCACTAACAAGAATATCAACTGGCCTGTTAAAGCGCTTACCAGTCCACCATGAAGGATAAAGCCCGGTTAACCAGACACTAACAGCATATGCGCCAGTTTCGCTTTTCCCAGCGCGGTTTGCGGCCATAAAGCAAGATTCTCTATACTTACCTGTGTTCTCGATAAATTGAAGGTGTTTGTCATAGCCAGACCGCGCAAAGGGGCCGTGGATCGGGAAATAATAATCTAGGCGGAAATACTTTCTGCGCTCTCGTTCAGCTAATAAATCAGCCGTTGTCAATTCCGGCAAGGATTTCTGCAAGTTGTTCCTCCGGTATGGCTTTTAGAATTTTAGATTTAATCCCGCTAATGTCTTCAAAAACAACGGGATTTTCATCATCGCCAACGAACTCAGTACGCGCCAGCTTTGGTAAATGGTATTCCATTAAATCACGAACGCAGTTAAAAGCAGCGAGCGGGCTGTCTTCGGCTATTCTATCAAGCCAGCCTTGCAAACGCTCAGAGTTCCCATCAACAAACCTAGCAATCGCCTCACGCGCCGCTGTTGTTGATTTATTTGGCACACCCTTCTTGCGTCCGTTAGGGTTCCCCGTCTGTCCCTTGCGCTGGCCCATGCCTATATGTTCCTGAATGTTATTTTCATATTAACTATTTATTCGGTTTTTTATAGCGGCCCTTTGTGTCCCGATGGTCGTTTTTAGACGCTTCTTTTAGCTTCAAACGCAATACTGCACTATCTTCCCTCAGCGCGTCAACCATAATTTTAAGAACATTGAACTCTTCTTTTGTGTAGCCGCCCAACATCCTTATTAAAAACTTTATCATTTAAACCCGCCTTTTCTGGGCAAACTCGTCCCATAATCTTTTCTCTAGTGTAATCGCTTCTTGAACCATATCAAAGGTTCTTTTCACAAAATCGCTATCGTATCCTATTATACTCGCAATCTCATCAAAATGCGAACTTTCTAAAAAATATCTCGCTTTGTCGCAAGCTTGTATATAAAGCGAGATATTGCACTGTAAAGACTTTCTTAGAAAAGGCTTTCTCACGCTACCATCAATAAACTCAGCCCTGCGCCGCTCATATTGTTTTTGAAGCGTTTCACCTAGATCCGGCACATCAAAACCCCCTAGAGCGTCTTTTATTCTTGTGACAAGAACTGTCGCCCAAAATCTTTTCTCAGCACTCATGGTTTTATACTCCCTCTGCTTTTGATTAAATTACTAATTTCAGCCAAGCTCCAGACCTCTAGCGTTGAGGCACCATCTATATTTCCCATTACACTAGCGGCATCTTGCGCGGTTGCACATATTGCCAACACGCGATTATCGCCCATATCATACGTCCATGCAACCGGAGCGCCATGAGGGACGTACCCGGCCTTGCGAACCTCAGCTTCGAGCGCGTCATAACCTCTAATCGTGCCATTGAGTAAATCGTGCATGATTTCAAGCTTTGAATTATTTATAGCATCTGCTACCTTTTCCATTTGCCGCGCCCATTTCTCTTTCGTTTCTTTTGAGACAAGCTTCTCAAGGCCGCCCACTCCCCATCTTGCCTCGTACTCAATCGCCAGCGCCTCGAACCTATCAAGCCACTGCTGCATGGAATAATTTACCGCATCAACATGGTCAATCTCTGGCCATGGTATTCTATTACGTTTTACCATATCTCTTATTCCCATTTTGTTTCTCCTGTTAAAAAAGTGGATAAAATAAACTTTTTTCACTACTTTCCAAAAACCCTATTGACTTTCGATCCGTTTATTTGTACGCTGCGAGCGCGTGAGACGCTTCGCCGCGTACATAACGGAATATCCGGTGAAAGCCACCTTTATCAAAATTAACCCCTTGATTTTGTTCATTATTTTTAAAACCCCTAAAATAAAAATATGATATTTTTCAATACGTTAGCGTTTTTGAATTATTATTCAAAAGCATAGTTTGGCTCTTTGTTGTTTCAACTCAACAGCCATACCCCACCAGCATTATAGCCTATAAGATTCTTGTCCCGCAGCGTAAGGCGAACGGATTTAGTAGAACGGACCACGTTAGTTTCGCCGTTTTTATTATACATTTGATCATAACCCATAGCGTCCAAAACACCTGCAAAATCATCAAACGTAACCGTTTTTAGAAGCGGACCGTCTTTGTATGGACGGCGCTCTTTGCCGTACTGGTCAACAGCTAAAACGAGGGCTTCGTAAACAAACCGCTCTTTCGCAGTTTGAGCACGCTGAGGCGTATCCTCTCCGGCCTCCGCTGGCACAACAACGCAAGACGAAACCTCTTCGAAAAAGCCGTTTATGCCAATAACAACGCGCTCAAGAGAAAAGGCCATAGTCTCCGCCATTTCCATTTCGCGCTGTTTTACAAACTTAATTGTGCTATAATCGTCTCCCTCATCGCGGCTAATCTCTATCTCTGTATCAACAGCCGCACGCAAGCTTGAATGCCCACGCGCCCCCAGCGCCTTGTTTTTACCTGAGTGGTGTACAAAACTAAGATGCGCCTTAGTCTCAAAGCGTATAAGGTCTGCGTAATAAACCAAACGCCCCATATCCTGACCGCTATTCTCATCCCCGCCAGACATGGCGCGGGCGAGAGTGTCAATAACAATAAGCTTTGGATCACCAATATCATCTTGCGCGGATTTGATTAAGTCAATGAAATCGCCGATATTGCTTTGCTCTGAATAAAAATCAAGACCGCAGGGCATGAGAGCTAAGGGCATGGACCGCGCCTCTTGATTTTTGGTGCAGTACGCCTCAAAACGTCCTGATAAGCCCTTAACCCCTTCAAGAGCGGCATACATAACCCCGCCTTGCGTTGTACGGTTGCCGCGCCAATCAACGCCGCGAGCAACATGGAAAGATAAATCCGTCATAAAGAAGGTCTTCCCGCAGTTGCTCTCGCCATAAATAACGCTGAGCTCGGATTGCCCGAAAACATTCTTTATTAAAGATGTATCCTCTAGGTTAAATTTTATATCCTTTGCCGGAATGTAATAAAGCTTTGTTTTGGGCTTTTGTTCTATAATCTCGCCAGTAACCGGGTTATAGGCCTCTTGCCCCGGCTCTGGGTGATTAAATGTTTTACGCGCTGATGCTATTAGCGGCGTGACCATATCCTTTATAAGAGAATTATCCCGCAAATAAGGCTTGGTTGATAAATGAATAGCATCATCGCTCCAACCCTTACCAACCATAGCGGCAACAGCGTCGCGCATATTTATATGCCAAAGACCCTCAAGCTTCGTGAGTTCTAACGCTTTTTCTATAATAATAGTATTTGTAATAGGGTTTCTTGTTTGCTGG